ATGTCTTGGCCGCTGAGCCGTCTACCTCCGGGGGACGGACGCGTCAAGACCCATGATCGCACTTTATTGGGTGCTTTCTGGCTGGTTAAACCCAGTGGAGAGCGTGTTGATTATTTCAACCTTTTCTCCGACGCTTTCCTAGAAAGAACTAGGAGAAGAATCCTGAGGGGTTTGGATATGTTCCGAGACCTTCCTGAGGATGTGATAATTAAATTATCACGGTCAAGTGAGACCCGTATAAGACATTTAGTCTATACATGGCGCGCGATTGAAGACAATCTCGCGTTAGCCTCACCCATGATAAAACATGGGGAGCACAACGAGCTGATTTTTCGGCTTTGGCGTTGGTGTGTATGTAATCATACTTACAATGCCAATTCGGTTCTAACACATTGGAAATTGCTTTGCAACTTCCTAAAACGGCAGTTTGCCGGAGAACCGCTTCCGCATGTGCCTAGGGGTATCCCTGGCGCAAGCAGAGGCCACCTAAGTTCCTTATGGTATAATACATTACCGTGGTTGTGGAAATCATTCCATAACCAAAGTCCTACAAAAGAGGACGGTGAATGCATTACAATGCTCACCAACACAAGGAACTTTCCGCCACCAGTTGTCACGCTGGCGAAGGAACGTGAAGAGATCTTTGAGTTTCATAGAAGACTCATAAGACCTGCAGCTACAATACCTGATTGGGTAAGTAGCCTTTCACGTGGGATTGGGGAAATGGCGAAGGGGCTTTGTCCTTCTGACCTATTTCCACATATCTCTACCACTTTTTCCGCATCATTCGATAAAACACGAAGTGATGGGGGTAAGGGTATCGAAATTCTCAAATCATATGTATGGGAGTATGTATATACGCCATATCTTGGTGAGCCCTTTGAGGCCACCACATGGTTTGGGAGGGAGTACCGTTTGCTGAAAGGATTTCCTAAAATCTTTACTATGTGTCGAAAAGACATGTTGCATCCGGACTTCAAATGGTTCCTGTCGAGCTCTTTTCGAGACGACATGGCACCGGGAACTTGCATTGATTTATTAGTCAATGGCGTTTTTTCTCTTGGGAAAATTGAAGAACCGATCTGGGGTCTAGATCGCGAGTTCCCACTCCAGTTGTACCAACATTCTATTGAATGGATGTGTACAAATGGTTATCTAGGTAGTTTAAGGCCATACTATAATATGGACGACTTGGTTGACCTAGAATCCCGAATTGGCGATAAGCCAATACCTGCACGTGCGCATTGCGTACATGAACCAGGGGGAAAGATCCGATGGGTTACTATGGAACCCTCTCAAATCAACCTTTTTTGCCAACCCTTAGCAAGGATGCTGGCAAATATATTGTCGAACCTTCCGACAATGTACTCCGCTTTTAATCGGAGTTGGAAAGCATGGGACTTTGTCGATATGCTTTCATGTAAGGCGGACCCAAATCTCAGGGGAGGTGGCGTATCAGTTTATGATCTGACGGCCGCCTCGGACAACCTTGATCGAGGGGTGAGTAGGCTAGAGGTCGAGAAAGTCTTAGAAGCTTTCTTCGAGCCGGGGCCTATTTGGGTCTATGTTCGAATGGTGTTAAATGTCGTGTTTAGAAACCGACATATCGTCATATTAGACGACGGACCTGTGTGTCCAGGAACACCGATCAAACATCACTTCATTGCTAGAAATGGCATACTTATGGGTAATGCTATGACAAAGGAGTTGTTGGTCCTCAGCAGTGAAGTTGTTATGCGAAGAAGCAGAATGTTGCTACCGAGCGTACAGCGAGAGAAAACTTACTGGTTTATAGCCGGTGATGACATTGCCTTATACGGCACTCGTCATTTCTTTTGCAAAACTATGGAAATATATGAGTCACTAAATGCAGTGATTAAGAAGGAAAAAACCTTCTTTTCCCATATATGGGTCCCCTTTTGCCAAGGGGGCATTTTTCTAAAAGACATCGAGCTGTTTAACTCGAGACGACTTGAAAAAATTCCATATGAGAAACATGCATGTGTTGACATTATAATGTCACGATTGCTTGTTCCTTTCGGAGTAGAATCTTTGGCTGGAAATCCAAATGCACGAAACCCAGTTATTGGGAAAGGTGCAGCTCTAAAAAAACTTTTAGAGTACTACCCGAGAAAGTGGAAGATTCCTATGGTAATTAAAATATTCCATAGGAATATGGGCAAATTGATCTCAAAGGATCCAATGGCCTTTCTTCCTGGTACTGTTGGTGGATATGATTGTCCACATCTCATCAAAAAAGATGACCTCAAGGAGAGAATCTTGAAGCATGTACCGAATGTTATCTATCCTCTATTCAGGATGATAACCAATGAGGAGAGCACGTGTTGGTATAACATCACGTGGGATTGAAAATCCTACTCTCGACCCCCTCATCCGCCAATACGAGACGTTACTCATAGACGCGGGATCCAAGTTCCTCACTTGGACAGGCCTTAAAAACGAAACAGTTAAAAGGTTTGAGAGGATGGGAAGGTCTCTAGATCTTATAGGAAATAGAGACATAAGGAAGACCGCAAAGAGGCTCGGATTAATGTCCGGCATAGACTTCGCTGCTGTGGTGGATCGCTCATCGGCAATCCGCGTATTCTTCCTTGTTGCAATGGGTATTATCCCATTGGAACGGGCGCTTCCGTCAAAGGGCAAATTAAAAACGCCTTCTGAAGTCTTATATGACTTCATAGAACAAGAGCTCACTGTTCGGGTGAGTGCAGGCTTCTTAGAAGACCTACATACTTGTTTTGACTGGGACAACGCCATGAAGGGGTATAATTCCTTCATGACTTGGTTCGATGGAGGTTTGGGTGAAATCCCGACCGACATTGCGGGGAGATATCTCCCAAAAGGATCCTACATAGATTCTTTGAATTCTATGCGTGTCCCTATATGGGACCAAAGGGATCCGGACGAACCTTATGTCAAGGGGTCAGTAGCAGACCCCTATATAGTCGTCGATCAGACGAGCTATATCGGCACAGTTGTAACACTGGACCGAGTATCCTAGAGTTTATAGACTCTTCCATGATTTCAAGGGAAACATGGTGCGGTTATAGCCGCGCATGGGCCTGTATAAAAGGACGTGCAGCT